GATTACCGAAGTTATGTGCCACGATATGAAGGCACTGGATACGGATTAAAGAAAAAACCCGTTACTCCAATAGATAAATTGTATATGGATTTTGAAAATTTCAAGGAGGATCAAGCATCAATGATTGATACTTTAAAATACAACCTCCGCAAAAATGAAGCGGAATTTGTGGCACACACTCCAAACAATGATCCTGATGTTTCAGTAACGGAACAAATCAAGGAAATTTCCGATTAAAATACACTTTCCTTTTCCCTTGTTTGCCGAAATCCCGAGTGAAATTTTTTTTGCTTGGGGTTTCTTTTTAGAAAAAATTTTTTCTATATTTGCGAAAATAATTTTTTTTAAATATGGAATTTAATGTTTATTTCAACTCCGAATTGGAACGTTTGGAACTCACACGAAAAAAGGTTTGTCAAGCATTAGGAATGACAATCCCAACGCTTCGTGCAAGGGTGAACAATTGTGGCACATTTCAAGTTGATGAAATCAAAAAACTCCAATCGTTGGGGTTTAATTTAGATCGTTTAATTTAAAGCTAAAATAATGGCAGAAACAGAAAATAATTTGCACGAAAAACTTTTGAAGGTGCAAAGCGAAATTGGAGCAATATCCAAATCAGCAACAAATCCATTTTTCAAATCGAAATACTTTGATATCAATGTATTGATTCGGGAGGTGTTGCCAATACTAAACAAACACGAACTCACACTTTTGCAACCCATCAAAAATGGTGAGGTGTGCAGTGTGATAAGTGATGGAAAAAACTCCATTGAAAGTGGAGTGAAACTCCCTGAAATAAATGATCCGCAGAAACTCGGATCAGCAATAACGTATTTCAGGAGGTACACATTGCAATCGTTGCTTTCGTTACAAGCGGAGGATGATGATGGCAATATGGCATCAGGAATGAAGCCAAAATTGACAAGTGAGCAATTTGAAGTTGTGATGAAATCAGATCGACAAACTGCACTCAAAGCAATTAAAAAAGCGGATTTATCCGCTGATCAATTAAATAAGTTAAAATCTAAATTCAATATATAATGGCAGAAGATAAAATTTTTGCAGATGGTTTCATTGTGAAACGTAGAGAAAACGCTCCCGATTTCGTGGTGGCAAATGTATCAATCAAAGTTGATGATTTCGGAAAATTTGTGAAAGCAAATGCAAAAAACGGATGGATCAATCTTGATGTGAAAACCGCACAAAGCGGGAAAATGTATGCTGAATTAAACACTTGGCAACCCGATGGCAAAGTGCAAAAAGTGGCACAAGGGGAAAGTGATTTGCCTTGGTAAATTAGTAAAAGGGGGTGCATTGTGCGCTCCCTTTTTTAACTTTTTAAAAACAGAAAAAATGAAGTTGGAAATTTTTTTGGATGATCAAATTGATGAATTGATGGATTTGTTGGATTCTGCACAAAATCAAATAAGTGATCAAAAATATATTGATGCGCAACAAACGCTTCATTCAATATATGAAATACTTTCAATTTATGAATTTTAAAATCAAAAGAGAAATGAGAAAAATGAAACTCACAAATGAGGGTTTGCATAATTTAATTGAAACCGCAAAAAACGAAATGGAAATGGCACTGGATATGTTTTGGGATCACGCTCAAATGTTAAAAGATGCAGAGAATCCTGATGAAATTTTTGAATGGATTGAGTTGTCAATTGACAATTTCAAATTGTATCAACAACTTAATGAATTCCTAAATGAAATAAAAACAAACGGAAAAGGTAAAATTTCAATAATTAAAGAATAAAAAAATGAAATCACCAATCGAAATATATAAATACGAAAACAAGCGAATCAAAAAATACAAAAAGGATTTCAATGAAATCATTGAATCTTTGGATGTGGATTCGGAGGTAAAAGATAAATTGACAAAACTTTTCATTTGGTATGGAAACGCAAGTTCCATCAAATCAAAAGCATATCAGGAAATGAAAACATTCAAAAAATAAAACACAAAATGAAACAGATTAAAGATACAAATGAGGAATATCATTCAAAAGATTCCATCAGCGCATCAGGATTGAAATCCATTGCCATCAAATCGGTGAAACATTTCCTTGGTAAAAAATACAAGGAATCCGATGCAATGAAATTTGGAACTGCGGTGCATACTGCAATGCTTGAAAGCGACAAATTTTATGATGATTATTATATAATGCCAAAGGTTGATGGGCGCACAAAGGAGGGCAAAGCACTCAAAGCGGAACACATCGAAAAGGCAAAGGGCAAAATCGTACTGGATGAAGGTGATCACGAGCGCATCAAATCCATTATGGCAAACCTCAAAAAAAATGAGTTGGCGCAAAAGTATTGCAAAGGCGAAATTGAAGTTTCACACTATGGGCAAATGGATGGTATTGATGTGCGTGTGCGACCTGATTGCAAAAACTCAATTGCGGGATGGATTTCGGATGTGAAAACTTGTCAAGACAATTCACCTGAAAAATTTCGCTCGGATGTATTCAAATACAGATATGATATTCAGGCAGCGTTTTATTGTGATGCGCTTGGATACGATCCAAAGGAATTCCGTTTCATTGCGGTGGAAACCAATTATCCGTATTCCATTGAGGTGTATGGGTTGAGTGATGAAATGATTGAACTTGGGCGCAATGGAAACGCACGAAAAATGGGATACAAACAAGCGCTCGAAAGTTGGAAATTTTACAAGGAAACGGGTGTTGCATTAGGATATGAATCAGAAAATCGAAACGAAGATGGGAGCATCATCATATAAGTACATAACAACTGCGAATGCTAATTTTCGCAACTCGGTTAAAACATCAATATATGAATTGTTTGGTGTTGATATTGAAAACCCTACACGCAAAAGGGAATATGCGGAGGCACGATATATGTATTATGCCATTTGCAGGGATCAGGGGATGTGCCTTCGGGAAATTGGTGAATCGGTTGGCAAAGATCATTCAACCGCATTGCACGGGATTAAAAGGTGCGAAACGCTTTGTGAAGTTGATCGTGATTTTCAAAAGAATTATGATGCATTGCAATCCATTGTGAGGTTTAAAAAAACCCGCAGGGTTTCAAAGATGATGAGTGAACAAAAATCACTTTCATATATGTTTGCGGATTCTCTAAAATTGATAAACGAATTGGAGGATCAAATTGATAAATTGCAAACGCAAATGATTAAAATGCAAATTCAATAAGTATTTTGTTTAATTTTGTTGAAAACGCAATAAGGGTGGCAAAGGGTTTTTACAAGTATTTAGGGAATGAGGACAAATTGCAACATCAGGTGATGAATTTCATTGCCTTGCAATATCCCGATGCCTTATGTGCGCACGTTCCCAATGAAGGGAGGCGCACTCCCTTTGAGCGTTTTAAATTTAAATATCTTGGCGGAAAATCGGGAATTCCTGATGTTTTGGTTTTTGATTGCAATGATACGTTCAATGGTTTGGCTATTGAATTAAAGGCAGGAAATAACAAAGCAACAAAGAATCAGATTGAATGGCTTGATCGTTTAAATGCAAAAGGATGGGCAACGTATTGCCTCAATGATTTTGAAAAGGTTGTTGATGTGATACACAAATACTTTAAAAATGAAATATAGAAAAGTTTTTTTTGATGAAGCAAATCAAAAGGTGCGATGGACAATGAATAACACATCTGATCTTGCCATCACGTATGAATATCTTGGAACAATGAGCAGGGTTGAAATTGATTTGCTTGTGGAAACTCTTTGGGAGTTGTATGGTGATGAAAACATTACATTTGCAGATTTCGCACGTTACTTTGGCGAACTCCGAACGTTTTGTGATCAATTGAAAAAAATAACAAGTTGAAAGTAAAAGGAAACAGAAAAAATGCAGATAAACAAAATTTACAAACCTGATCATTTCGATCAGTACACAATCATTCCTTTGGCTATATTTAGGCAAAAGGGAATCACAATGGCAGCATCAGGATTGTATGCTTGGCTATTTTCACACGATTCAAATCACGATATCACAATGGCATTCATTGGAGGGCATTTCAAGGATGGAAAAGATGCCATCAATTCAAGGATCAAGGAACTGGAATCCTTTGGATTTTTAGTACGTGAATCGGTGCGTAAAAACGGAAAATTTGCGGGATACAATTTCAGGATGTGTGTGCCATCAACCATTGCGGAAAAAACCGCAACGGGAAAAACCGCTGCGGAAAAAACCGCTGCGGGAAATCCGCACCAAAGTAATATATATAACATATATAATAATAATATACAAGATCATTTACAAGACAATGTACAATATCATAATAATAAAAGTAATATCCCACAAAGTGTGAAAACCGCACTGGAACACTTCATTTCATTGTTTCCAAAAAAATATCAACCAACAACCGATGCGCAAAAATTAAAGTGGGCGGAATGCTTGGAGCGTGTTGAGCGTATTGATGGATACGATTTGCGTGAGGTGTATCAAATGGCAAAAAAAATGCGTGAGGATCAATTTTGGAGTGGCAATTTCCTTTCACTTTTGAAACTGCGCAACAAGGATAAAAATGGCATTTTGTACATTCACCGCTTTATGGATGGGCAAAAATCACAAAAGCCACAAGCATACAAGATGATCCCAAACCTCATCAAGTTCTACAAATACAACGATCCTGCGGGAAAACCAATGATTGGAGCAATCACTAAAAATGCGGAGTTGGATGATTTTGCATTGGTGTACAAACTTGGCACAACGGAATACGAAAATTTGAAAAAATATCTTGATGCAAAAGAATAAAACATATTTTTTGGATGAGTGGGAATGTGATTTGATACGTTTTCACGCAAAACAAAGGCAAATAAACAAGGAACGCAGTGGCATTGATGGTTTGGGTACTGTGAACAAAAAAAGTGGCTTAGAACTCAATTATGCGGGTTTTGCTGCGGAATACATATTTTGCAGGGAAATGAATTTGTTTCCTGATTTTAGTGTGAACAATGATTCAAAGAGAAAAGGAACAGACAAATACGATGCCACGTGGAATGGATGGAGTGTTGATGTAAAATGCTCACGCAATATCCGAAATCCAATGATGATTCCTGAATATTCAAAAAGTGATGTTGATATATTTGCCTTTTTTCAAGGTGATGAAAAGCGTTTTGAATTCAAAGGATTCTCAACAAATGGGATGGTATTTGATGAGCGGAGGTTGAAATATACTCGTGTATTGTCTTACGTGGTGCATCCATACGATATGCTCACAATGGATGAAATTATATATTTGAAATCCAAATTTTAAAAAAACCCGAAAGCAAGTTTGAAAGTATGGGGATGCTTGTTGCAACCTTGTGAGTAGGGTTTTCATTAAAAAATAATAATATGAAACTAAACAGAAACCAAAAATTCATCTTGAAGGCAGCAATGTATTTTGTGATTGTTTATGCGATTACAATTGAAATGATGATCATCGGATTGAATTATTTTTTAAGTTAGCAAAATGAAACAGAAACTTGAAACCCTTGGAATCATCCTGAAAAAACAATCAGGATATGAAAAAACAACTTGTCCAAAATGCTCACACACACGCAAAAAGAAAAACGATCCTTGTTTATCAGTTACGATTGATGAAGGTGTGTACAATTGCCACAACTGCGGTTGGAGTGGGAGCGTAAAGTTTGAGCGCAAAAAGGAATTCATCAAACCTCCAAAAGTGAGTGTTGATTTGAATGATCGTGTTGTGGATTGGTTTGCACAACGTGGGATCACCGAGCCAACATTGGCGCACTGGAAAATTGGTGAATCCCTTGAATATATGCCACAAGTGCAAAAGAAAAGGCGGTGCATCAACTTTAACTATTTTAGAAACAAGGAACTCATCAATGTAAAATATCGGGATGCGGAAAAGAATTTCAAACTCGTTTCGGGTGCGGAACTCATTTTTTATGGCATTGATAATTTGAAGGATGTTGAACGTTGTTACATTGTGGAGGGTGAAATGGATGCGCTTTCATTACACGAGGCGGGATTGTATTCCGTTTGCTCCGTTCCCAATGGTGCATCAAAGGGCAATCAAAAACTTGAATACCTTGATAATTGTTTTGAGTATTTTAAAAACAAAAAGGAAATCATTCTTTGCACCGACAATGATGATGCGGGATTGCAGTTGCGTAATGAGTTGGCAAGGCGGTTTGGCGCATATCGTTGCAAATACGTTGAATTTGGCGAATACAAGGATGCAAACGAGGTATTGATATCCAAAGGAGCGGAAACGCTGCGAAACATCATCAAGGATGCAAAAAATTTCCCATTGGAGGGGGTGTTGAATATCAGCAACATTTGGGATAATGTTTTATCCTACAATGAAAAGGGAATCAAAAATTATTCATTGGGATTGGGCGAATCTGATTCGTATTTCAAAATTGCAATGGGCGAATGGAGTGTTGTCACGGGAATTCCCAATTCGGGAAAATCGGATGTAGTGGATCAGGTGCTTTGCAACTTGGCAACGAAATATGATTTCAGATGCGCAATGTTTTCACCTGAATCATTTCCGTATGAAGGACACATCAAAAGGATTGCCAACAAGCTAAATGGCAAAATGTGCAATTCGGATGATTTAAACAACACAAAGGATTTTATTGAGGATCATTTTTACTGGATAAAAATCGACCTTGAAAACCTTACGCTCAAAGGCATATTGGATGCGTTTCGGGAACTCGTTTTCCAAAAGGGAATCAATGTGTGTGTGATTGATCCTTGGAATATGCTTGATCATTCAGCGCAAAGGGATTTTAGTTATATTGGGCGGGTGCTTTCGGAAATAACGCAATTTTGCCAACAAACCAACACGCATCTTTTTTTGGTGGCACATCCACGTAAAATTGAATCAGTGGAGGGGGTATATAAAAAACCAACTTTGTACGATATTTCAGGCAGTGCGGATTTTTTCAATAAGGCATACAATGGGATTGTTGTATATCGTTGCATTGGGCAAAAAACCAAATACAAATCCGATGCGGTGCGATTGTACATTGAAAAGGTGAAACGCAAGGAAAACGGGCAATTGGGGGATTTTGAAGTTGCTCCCGATTTCACTAATGGCGGAGTGTACAAACCGCTTGAAGCGGAAAACAAAAAATTTGAAGTGATAAAAGATACAAACGTTCCATTTTAAAAGTTAGATGATGAAAGTTTATATAGTATATAAAGATCTTAATATCGAAGGAATGGATGTGAATTCCTTAAAAGTTTTTAGATATGAAAGGGATGCGATATGCTATTCATTAGCTCTCAAAACCGACAAATACTATCCTGATTATGTTGATGTTGAAGTTTTAGAAATAGATTTGATTTAAAATGAAAAGAAACTACACAAAAGCAATAGCGTGGGCAATCATTTCCGCAATCACAATTGGAGTGTGGGTTTGTGCTTACAATGTAATTACATTTTTTTATGAAGCGATTCAAGTTTGCGCCAACTCGTGAAATGCAGGATGCAATGGGTTGGTGCTTTAAAAATGGCATCAAGCAATACGTTGTGCCTCGCAAAAGTGAGTTTTGGATTGTGCTTGATCACAATGGTAAAAAACGCAAATCACCAAAGGCATACGCAAAGATTGATGAAGCGCACCAAAAGATTTGGGAAATATATTTGTACTTTTATTTAAAACACAAAAATGAAAAATATAAATTTAGAACACAAAGATGATTGGAAAACTCCTGATTGGTTATATGATGAATTGAACAATGAATTTAATTTTGATTTCGATCCTTGTCCTTTGAATCACGATATATCAAAATGGAGTGGTTTGGATATTGATTGGGGTAAATGCAACTACATAAACCCTCCGTATTCACGAAAATTGAAAGATGCATTTGTTAAAAAAGCAATTGATGAAAGTAAAAAAGGGAAAACTTGTGTGATGTTGTTGCCAGTTTCAACATCAACTGTTTTATTTCACGATTTTATTTTACCTAATAAAAAAGAAATAAGATTTTTAAAAGGAAGGGTAAAATTTGAAGGTATCAATACTTTTGGTAAATTTGTAACAAACAAGGCGGGAATGCACGATTCAATGATAGTAATTTTTTAATATGAATTTTGCAATCACTATTTTTCCAATATATGGTTTAACCATTGGCATCAATTACATTGATTCCGATCTGCAAGGGTTGGAAAGTACTGATGGATTGCGTGAACACGTTTTTCAAATTTTGTTTTTCCTTGTTGGTATAAATTTTATTTGGTATTCTTATGAAGCGTAAAGTAAACATCGCATCAATCAAACCGAATCCCGACAATCCACGATTTGTAAAGGATTCAAAATTTAAAAAGTTAGTAAAATCAATCAAGGAATTTCCTGAAATGCTTGAAAAGCGACCAATCATTGTGGATGAGAATATGGTTGTATTGGGTGGCAATATGCGCCTCAAAGCGTGTAAAAGTGCGGGATTGTTTGAAGTTTGGATTGATGAAGCAACTGGATGGAGTGATGAAAAGAAAAAAGAATTCATCATCAAGGACAATGTTGGCTTTGGGGAATGGGATTGGGATATATTGGCAAACGAATGGAATCCGAATGATTTGGAGGATTGGGGTTTGGATTTGCCTGATATGTTTGAAGATAATCCCGAAGCGGAGGAGGATGATTATGATGAGCCAGATGATTTAAAGGTTGATGTTGTATTGGGTGATTTGATTGAAATCGGAAACCATCGATTGCTTTGTGGTGATAGTACGGATTCGGATCAGGTTGCAAAACTTATGGATGGTAAAAAAGCAGATATGGTTTTTACCGATCCTCCTTATGGTGTTTCTTATGAGGGTGGGCATAATGCAAAAAAACGTGATGGCATCAAAAATGATAAACTTGAGGGTGATGATTTAACAAACCTATTTAGGGATTCACTTCAAAATGCTGATATATTTACTCACGATCACGCTGCATTTTATATATGGTATTCAACAAATAAATCAACAGAAACTTTTTCATCATTTTCACAATTGAATTTAACTGTGAGGGCAGTGATATGTTGGTATAAAGTCAAGAGCGGATTAGGAGCATTTATGAGCCAATACATCCCTAATTTTGAGCCATGTATTTATGCTTTCAAAAAAGGTAAATCACCGCAATGGTTTGGTGCATCTGATGAAAAATCAGTGTGGGAATTAAAAAAGGATTTAAAAAATAAGTTTCATCCTACACAAAAGCCAATTGAATTGCCTGAAAAAGCGTTAAAAAATTCATCTAAAAAAAATCAAATAGTTTATGATGCTTTTTTGGGTGGAGGATCAACAATGATTGCAGCACATCAACTTGATCGTGTATGCTATGGAATGGAACTTGATCCAAAGTATTGTCAAGTGATAATTGATAGAATGTTGAATTTAGATGAAAACTTAAAAATCAGAATAAATGGGAAAAAATATGATCGGATATTATGAGGATTGGAAAAGTAAAGCACAAAACCCAAAAACAAAAAAGTATTGTCAAGATAGGATAAATGAAATACTTGGTGTTGTAATTAAAAAGGAGCAAAAGCCAAAGCGCATATTTAATAAAGTATTTGTGAAATCTTTAAACAAAACCTTCCTCAATAAACAAGAGGCATCATTTGCACTTGGCAAAAGTGAAAATTACGTTGGTGAAGTTTTAAAGGGTAAATTCAAAGATAAATTTGGAATTGTTGAATTGATTGATTAGTTTTAACAATAACAAGGGAGGCATCCTGAAATGCAATACATATCGACAAAGGGGAGTAATTCAGTCAAATCCGCTCCCCTTTATTTTTTTTACTTTTTTCTTGTGGGAAAGATTTTTTTCCCTTACATTTGTATCAAATAAAACAAACAAGATGAAAAATCAAAACACAAGAATCGAAAGAATTAAAAATCAAGCAATTTCAAACATTGAATTTTTACAATCAGAAAAGGGATGGAGTGAATTCAAAAACATTATGTCAATGGCAGCTTTGGAAATGACTAAAAAGCAAAGAAAACAATTCTTTGAATTAATGAAAGATGAAAACGAAAAAAAGAATTTTTTAATTTATTTATTTGCAACAACATCAATTGAAGCTGCAATGTTGCAACAACAATAACCAAAACCAACTCAAAACATTAGCCATCCAATCGGGTGGCTTTTTTAAACTCTAAAATATGAATGTACTTGAATTATTTGCAGGAAGTCGAAGCGTTGGAAAAGCATCTGAAAAATTGGGTTTCAATGTTTTTAGTAGTGATATCAATGACTTTGATGGTATTGATTATGTTGTTGATGTATTGGATTTTGATATTTCCAAAGTTCCTTTTCAACCTGATATAATTTGGGCATCACCTCCTTGCACAACTTATTCCATTGCAGCAATATCACATCATCGACCAATTGGAAAAGAACTTTCAGATTTTGCCAAAAAAAGTGATTTGATTGTAATGAAAACAATTGAAATCATTAAGGAATTAAAACCAAAAAAATGGTATATTGAAAATCCTCGTGGATTATTAAGGAAGCAACCATTTATGATTGGTTTACCTCGCGCAACTGTTTGGTATTGCACCTATGGTGATAAACGTGCAAAGCCAACGGATATTTGGACAAACAACCTCCGTTCACTTTTGAATCCCGATGGTTGGCAACCAAAACCCGAATGCCATAATGGAAATAAAAATTGCCATCACGAATCCGCACCTCGTGGCAGTAAAACGGGAACGCAAGGATTAAAAGGAAATTATAATAGGAGTAAAATACCTGAACAATTGTGCATTGAAGTATTGAAAAGTTGAGCCATCTATTTGATGGCTTTTTTTTTATATTTTTGTATTATGGCAAATAAGCAAAATTCGACACTAAAAAAAGCAATGATTGCTGCATTGGAAAAATCCCTTTGCGTTGTTACAACTGCTTGTAAACAAGTGGGGATTGATAGGCAAACGCATTACAACTGGATGAAAGCCGATCCAGAATACAAACAAAAGGTTGATGATCTGCAAGATATCACATTGGATTTTGCGGAATCACAACTCCATAAACAAATCAAGGAGGGCAATACAACCGCAACAATTTTCCTATTGAAAACCAAAGGCAAAAAGCGTGGATACATCGAGCGCAGTGAAGTGCAAATTGATGGTGAAGTTGAAAGCAAAATCATTGAATGGCATCCATCGAAAAAAGAAAAGTAACGGAATACTGCAACATTCAGTTTTATCAAGCCATTGAGGCAAAGGAACGGATCAAAGTATTTCAAGGCGGAACAAGGAGCGGGAAAACGTATGCCTTGTGCCAATACCTCATATACTTACTCACAACACGCAAAGATCCATTGGTGATATCCATTGTGCGGAAAACACTTCCCGCACTCAAAGGATCGGTGCAACGTGATTTCATTTCATTACTCCAAAAACTTGGATTGTACTATCAAGGCATCCACAACAAATCAGAAAATACTTTCAAATACAAAAATCATTTGGTTGAGTTTTTGAGTGTTGATGATAGCCAAAAGATACGAGGGCGCAAACGAACACATTGTTTTTTGAATGAGGCGAATGAATTATTTTTTGAGGATTTCAGCCAAATCAATATGCGTACAACGGAGGAAATTTTGATTGACTTTAACCCATCCGATCCCGTTCACTGGTTATATGATGAAATCATTGATCGTGATGATTGTTTCCTTTCGGTTACAACTTACAAGGATAATAAGTTTTTGCCATTGGAATTGGTGCGTGAAATTGAGCGCATCAAAGATCGTGATCCCGATTATTGGAGGGTATATGGTGAAGGGCAACGTGCGGTGTTTTCCGATAGGCAGATATTCCAAAAGTGGGAATACATTCCATTCAAGGATTTTCCCGAATTGGATTGGCACTTGGGATGTGATTTCGGATTCTCAAATGATAGCACCGCAATCGTGATGGTGGCAAAAAAGAATGATAAACTTTATGTACACGAAATCCTTTACTCCAAAGGAATGACAAATCGTGATATTGCTGAATTCCTAAAACGTGAGGGCAAAAATCAAATGCTGATGTATTGCGATAGTGCGGAGCCAAAATCAATTGAGGAATTGCGCCAAATGGATGTGTTGGCAAAGGCAGCCATCAAAGGTGCAGGATCAATCAATGCGGGAATCAGTTTGATCAAGGAGTTTGATGTGATTGTTTCAAGCGAATCAAAGAATTTGCAAAAGGAGCAACAAATGTATTTTTGGGAGGAATTAAAGGATGGCACGATCATCAATAAACCGATTGACAAATTCAATCACCTGATGGATGCATTGCGATATGCAACCTATTCAAGATACAAAAACCGCAATGATTTTTTTGTAATCTAAAATTTGTATTTTTGAATAAATTTTTTATTGATGGCATCTCTATTCGATAGATTCAAAAATCTCATTACAAAGAACGCACAACAAACCGCAGCCGAATACAATCGGGCAATTTACCAATTCCTTGGGGAATCAATCGTTTGGAATCCTGAAAATGATGATACTTACATCAAAGATGGATATCGTAAAAACGCAACCATCTATTCGATTGTAAACATCATCACAAACGCTGCAACAACAATTCCATTTCAAGTGTATGAAAAGGTAAACGAAAACGAGGTGAAGCGGTACAAGGCACTCACAAGCGGATCAGTGGATGCCAATTCAATATACAAAGCAAACCTCATTCGCAAAAATGCAATGGTTGAATTGGAGGGAACGGAACTTCACAAACTATTGGAGCGACCAAATGCAGCACAATCGTATTCAAGTTGGTTGAGTGAACTTATTGCCTTTGGTAAACTTACGGGAAATCGTTACATCTACGGGATTGCGCCTGAAACGGGAATCAATCAGGGCAAATACAAAGAACTTTATGTGATGCCATCACAAATAATGGAAATTGTTTCTGGAGGCATTATGCAACCCGTTCAAAAATATCGAATTGAATATCAAGGTGCATACGATATCCCTGCGGATGATATATGCCACATCAAGGATTTCAATCCTTACTATGATGGAACGGGATCACATTTGTACGGGCAATCACCATTGAGGGCGGGATTGCGTTCCCTTACAACCAACAATGAAGCGGTGCAAACGGGTGTTAAATACTTACAAAACCAAACCGCACGTGGAATCCTTACAAGTGATGAGGGGGATATCAACGAGGTACAAGCGCAACAATTGAAGGATAAATTCCGCAAATCATTTCAGGGTGCTGATAATGCAGGGGATGTGATCATCACACCGAAAAAATTATCGTGGGTAAACTTTGGATTGAATGCTGCGGATGTTTCATTGATTGAGCAATACAATGCATCCATCAAAGATTTGTGCAACATATATGCAGTGCCAGTGCAATTGCTAAACAACACGGAATCCTCAACGTACAACAATATGAAGGAGGCGAAAAAAGCATTGTATCAAAATTGCGTTATTCCTGAACTCAACAAAATACGTGATGAATTGAATCGTTGGCTTGTTCCAAAGTTTGGCGAAAAACTATTCATTGATTTCGATTATTCCGCAATTCCTGAATTGCAAGAGGAAAATGAAAAGGTTGTTGATCAACTTTCAAAAGCGTGGTGGGTAACTCCAAACGAAAAAAGAAGGGTGATGAATTATGGTGTGGATGAGGAAAACGTTGCGTTGGATAATTATTACATCCCTGCAAACCTTATTCCTATTGAAACAAACGAAATGCCAATTCCCGATCCTATTGATGAAATGGATATCAATGAGGAAAAGCAATTGATCAAAGAGGCACTTTGGAATATTGAAGTGAAAGCAGAAGTTCAAGGGATGGCAGATGTGTACACAACCATTGATGAAGCCATTGCACGTGCCAATGAATTGGGTGGTGATGGATATCACGAACACGAATTGGATGGTGATGTTATTTATATGCCATTTGAAACGCACGATGAATACGAGGCATCTATTGAGGCACAAAATGATGATGAGGCAAAAGCGGAAATGTACGATGATTATCCTCAAACCGCATCCAATAATGCAAAACGAATGTTGGAGTGGCGGGAAAAATACGGAAGGGATGTTGTGAAAGGCGGAACGGAAGTGGGGTGGAAACGTGCCAACCAACTTGCAAATCGTGAAGCGATCAGCGTGGATGTGATTTCAAGGATGGCACAATTCAATAGGCATCGTGAAAACGCAAAGATTGCGGATGAGTACAAGGATGAGCCATGGAAGGATCGTGGATATGTTGCTTGGAATTTATGGGGTGGCACTGCGGGTGTAGATTGGGCAATCAAAAAGATGGAGGAAATGCGCAATGGCTAAATACAAATTGATTGAGGTTGGTTTTGAAAAGCCAAAAAAGAAACGCAAAGGGGTGCATTCAAAGAACGCATCAAAAGGGCAAAAAGGATATAAAAAAAAGAATCGTGGGCAAGGCAAAAGAAAATAAAATCAAATGTTGCGCAAAAAAATTGTGCAACAAGATTAAAGATTGTTTGAAAAAACTTTGTAGCAAAATCAAATCGTTTATGTGTAAAGTATTCAAAGCATTTTGTGAATTGAATGATTGTTGGTAATGAAAAAGGGGTTTGCACGTTTTGTTGAGTTGTTTTGGTATTCCGATAGTGAGCCAAACGAAGTGTTGATTGCGCTTTGCCACATTATTTGTTTACCCGCTGCATTGCTTGTTGAATTTGACAACCCATCAATCATTTTCATCATTGGAGGAATGGCATCGGGATTGTTTCAATTGTGGGCGGTTTTGTTTGCAGGGTGTTTACGTTTTCGATTGATAGCGGTGCAAATCGCTGCACTTGTTGCAATGATGACAATCATCAACCTATCAATGGAGGGTTTGATGGAGGGCAGCCGAACGGGGTGGCTTGTTATATTGGCATTTGCCATTTGGAACACAATTCGAGTATTCAAAGAAAAATTGGAGCGCAATGGATAATTGGGTGCAAATAGTAATAACGATTGCAGGGGTGTTGGGATCAGCATCAGTGTGGAAATATCTTGAATCCCGCTTGAAAGCAAAAGTGGATTTGAAAAAAAATGAACTTGAAAATTCGGATGGGGTGCAATATAGGGATGATCTAAAATCGAGGGTGCGAAACTTGGAAACGTTATTGGCAACCTCCAATGATGAAAAGGATGAATTGCGAAATCAAATCCTCACGCTAACTGCGGAGGTTAATGCGCTTCGTGTGAAAGTTGAATTCCTTGAAAAAGAAAATGATCGGTTAAAAAATAAGTAAATGCCAACACCACGTGAAAATGAAACGGAATCACAATTCGTGGCACGTTGCGTGATTGATGATGAAGCAACAAGGGATTTCCCTGATGTTGATCAGCGCATTGCATTTTGCCATTCCCAATTTGAAAGGGAACAAAAAAACAATATCATTTCAAAACAAGTGAAAGCCAATTGGCGGGGTGCATTTGAAAATGAAAGGCGCAAAGCGGAAAAGGCAATCATCGGATCGGTGCAAAGGTTTTATCAAACTGAATACGCAAAGGGAGTTGATGCATTCATCCAACAAGGCACAATCCAATTGGATGGCATATTCAAAACCGAAGGATTCAAAAAAATATATGAGCAACTTTATGTGCAAACTGGAATGAGGTTTGCCAATTGGTATGCAAGGAACTTTGATCGTTTTCTAAAAAAAGGAGTTAATCCAAATCAATATCAAACTCAATGGCAAAACCTATTCGGGCAATTCGCTCAACAAAATGCGGGTGCAAAAATAAAACTTGTGCAAGGAACTGCGCTCAAAACGATGCAACGTATACTCAAAGCGAATATGAACGATCCTGCATTTGCAGCACTCGGAGCAAGGCAAAAGCGTGATGTGATATTGCGCCAAACCAATTTGTATTCAAGGAATCAAGCATTGCGATTGGTGCGCACAGAGGCAACCGCTGCTGCGAATTATGGCACATTGCAATCCGCAACAACTATATTTCCCGCACAACAAATGATGAAACAATGGGTTTCGGGTAATGATGGGCGCACACGATCCATTCCTCCTGATGATTTTGATCACGTGGTTATGAATGGTAAACAGGTGAAATATGAGGATGATTTCAAAGTGCGGGGTGAATTGATGGCATTTCCTGCGGATTCATCCAAAGGTGCATCAGCGGGTAACATTATCAATTGTAGATGCAGCGTATTCCCATTTCCAATGGAGGATGCACAAGCAATCGGGCAATTTGAAAGTATTGGATTTGGCATTGGTGCAGTGCAACCCGTATTGGCGGGAACTGAAACCATTGCAGCAACACAACCATTTGTAACACAAGCAACACAAGCAACAACCGCTGCGGTTGATTATTCAGCATTTAGGGCAAAAACCAAAGCACAAGCGCAAAAGATTGCCAATGATTTAGGAATTAAAAACTTTGATTTTGATGGGTTGAATATCAATATAGCGAATGAATATCTTGTTACCGCTGCGAAAATCAAGGATCGATTTGGTTTTGTGCCAACAAGATTATCATCAGGAAAAGGGATGAGGAATATGATCAACAAAAAGGTATTTGATCAACTGATGGAGGAATCAGCGGATTTCAGGGATTATGTTTCAAAGTTTGGAATAAAAGCAATGCAAAAGGATGTTGCGAGAATCAATCGCAAAATTTTAAAGAAAATGTATGATGATGGTGGTATTGCAAATCATCGGGTGTTTCGTGAGTTTTTACGATTAGAAGTGAATGGAAAAGTTTTTAAAATATCGATGCGGGAATTTGATGGAATTATGCATTCAATGAAATATAAAAATGTGCAAAGATTGCGTGAATCAATTGCTTATCAAAGATCAAGGGGTTTTTTTGCTGAAGGTAGCAACGGAGTTGATTACGTGGCAATGCACGAATTCGGACACGCATTGGATCACGCAGTTGGATTTGCTAAAAGCAAAACATTCAAGGATCTGTTGGCTAAATATAGGGCAAAAGGTGATGATTGGATTGCTGAAAATTTAAGTAGTTACGGGATTTCAGATGTTGCAGATGATGCATCAGAACTTATTGCAGAGGCATTTGCGGAGTATATTACATCACCAAATCCACGTTTGATCGCAAGGGAGGTTGGTGAAGCACTTGAAAAATACCTAAAATTGAATTTGAAAAACTTCAAAATCACTGCAGCAAAAAATCAAGACAAAGATCCAAAACAAACAATTCCATTCGTTTTATCACCGCAGCAACTTAAAAAATATATTTAGTAAATTTGTACAAAATAGTTTTACTATGGCAATGATATACAAGGCATCACCAATGGGTGAAATTGCTGATATTGATGAAAAGATGGGAATCGTAAAAGGATACGGATCTTATTTTGGCAACAAGGATTCCGATGGGGATGTGATTGCAAAAGGAGCGTATCAAAAAACCATTAAGGAAAATGGTGAGCGTGTGCGTTACTTATGGCAACACAAGATGGACAAACCCATTGGGAAAATAAAAGAAATGTATGAGGATGACAAAGGATTGATGTTTGTCGCTGAAATACCAAAAACAACACTTGGCAATGATGCGCTTGAACTTATGAAAGCGGGAATTGTAACGGAAAACTCCGTTGGTATATTGCCAATACAAAAACAAATGAAGGATGGATTTCGTGAAATAACCGAAGTCAAACTTTATGAAATATCCGCAGTAACTTTGGCAGCCAATGATCAAGCAAAGATTTTGGATGTGAAAGGGAAAGTGGATATTGAAAACGAATTCAAGCGTTTCGATGCATTGGCAAAACTTATCCGCAAGGGCAAGATTTCCGATGAAATGGGATACGCAATTGAAGCCGAAATACTAAAATTGAAATCATTTTTCATTGATTTCACAAAGCCGACTGATGAGGTCACTTTGCCGAAAAAAGATGATGCGATTGAGGTGTTTTCATATTTATCAAATAAATTAACTAAATAAATTTTTCAAAAATGAATGAAAATGTAAAAGCGCAATTGGATCAACTTGGTGATTTAATCGATGCCAAATTGGAAAAAGCGCAAGGTCAAGCAATTGATTCTGCAACTGGAAAAGCGGATGAAATGCTAAAAAGCGAAATCAACAACCTTACTGCACAATTTAACGAGCGTTTTGATGCAATGGAAGTTGCAAACAAAAAACACTTTGAAGCAAAACAAGATGTTTCTTTCAAAGGTGCTTTAACAAATGCCATCAATGATGGTGCTATTGAAGCAATTGCAAAAGGAAATGCACGTTCAGCATCATTCGAGGTAAAAGCGGATATGAGTGTTTCAGCTGATTTCACTGGTGAGGTTATTCCCGCTGATAGAGTTGCAGGATACAAATTCGATCCAACTCGTTCAACTCACGTGAGAAACTTGATTCCACAAGGATCAACTTCATCTGATGTTGTACGTTTTGTGAAAGAATCAGGATATACAAATGGTGCTGCTCCAAAAGCGGAAGGTGCTACACTTGCACAATCTGATTTTGATATGACTGCATCTGATGCAAACGTTCGTAAAATCGGAACGTATTTCCGCATCAGTGAGGAAATGTTGGCGGATACTCCACAACTTACTTCATACCTTTCAGCACGTGCGCCTGAAAAACTGCTTTCAGTTGAGGATACTCAAATCCTTTCAGGTAATGGCACTGCGCCAAACCTTTCAGGTATCATCACCGATGCTGCTGATTTTGATACAACTTCAAGCGGTGCATTCTATCAAAGCGTAGAATCAGCGAATGAATTTGATGTGCTTGTTGCTACATTAAACCAATTGGCATTGAGTGAATATCAAGCGGATTACATTATGTTGAATCCAACTGATTTCCACAAAATCCTATTGTTAAAAGATAGCAACAACAGCTACTTGAAGGATCAAGTTTATGCAGGTTTACAACCCGCCTTTATGGGTGTGCCAGTTGTGATCAACACTGCAATCACTGCGGGAACTTTCCTTGCAGGGAACTTTGGTGTTGGAACTCAACTTTGGGTGCGTGATAACGTTGGTGTTGAATTCTTCCGTGAAGATGGCACAAACGTACGTGATGGCTTTGTTACTGTTCGTGTATCTGAAAGAATCGCATTGACAAACTACTTGCCAAATGCATTCGTGAATGGTACATTCTCAACTGCAAAAACTGCACTTGAAACTCCCTAATAAGTAGGGCAACACAACCAACAAAAGGGGTGAGCATATTCGTTCACCTCTTTTTTTTTGCATTTTTTTTTGATTTTGTTTGGAGGGAAAAAATTTTTTCCTATATTTGTACCATCAAAACGAAACAATTATGAAAATTCAAGATATCACCGACAACAGATTGAGAAACGAAATGATCCAACTTTCACAAGGATTGCAAAAGCATACATTCGCAAGAATGGCAATGATGATGCTTGAGGAAAAAGGAATTTATATTTCATACGAGGAGGCATTGAATCTTTAAAACAAACGAAATGATACATTTTAAAAACATTGAGGATGCAAGGGATAAAAAAGCGAAGTGCGTTAAATTCTTAAAGGATTTAAGCGTTGATGAAATATATTCAACCGCACAAGCCAATAGAATTCCTAATGCTGAAAACGTATTGAAAAGCGCAAATCAATACATATTGGATTACAACAAAAAACAATTGGACAAACAATTGGGATTGATTTAAAACTTGAAACAATGAAACGGAAAATTGAAAACTTTATTTTTGACTGCATCATATATTTTGCAGCATTTGGATTGATGAGTGGGTTTGTGTACTTATGTGCATTGGCAGATAAATGGATGTTACTATGAGCGCACCAAAACAAATCAACAAGGGATTATTGGGGTGGCTTTTCTTTGGGATTGGCGCACGTTCAATTTACCTTTTCGATGATATATTTACGGGGATTTTTTTGATCCTCATTGGATTCACAATGATGTTAAACAGAGGGGAATAATGAATTATTTGGGTGCAGATTATAAAAGATATTTGCAATTATTGGATGCAAAGGAATTCAACAAGTTGCCATTATCAAAACAACTGATGGTTTTGAAGGAACTTGGGGAATTGGAAAAGAAAATCGCTCGAAATTGAGCGTGTTTTTTCATAGTTTGTTTAAGAGAGGAGAAGGCAATCGTTTTGGTTGCCTTTTTTTTTGTAGTTTTATTTCGTGGATGCCAATCAATTTGGATGTTTTGCGGAATATAAATTTGCCATTCAGGCAATGGAGTGGGGTTTCAATGTATCAATGCCAATGCTCGATGCATCCGCTTATGATCTTATTTTGGAAAAGGATGGCACACTTTTCAAAATTCAAGTAAAATCAATTACAAAGGATCGAACGGATAAAATAAGTAGGGGTGATGTGCAGTGCGTTTTACGTGCTGATGCAAAATCTTATCCAATGAATTTGGTTGATTACTTTGCCATCTACGTTGCAAGGGATCAGGGTTTTTATGTAATTAAAAATAAAGAGCAAAAATCAATCAGGTTATCAACAACAGGAAGATACAAGGATTATTTCAATACCTTTGCTCATATTCTGTGAGGGATATTTTTTCTGTTTCAACTTTGGAAGGAGGCACAATTGATGTGCCTCTTTTTTTTTAACTTTACACAAAATAAATGCAATGAGGCAAATCAAAATAAATTCCACAACTGGAAGTGAAATCATCACCATTCAGGATGTGAAGGATTTCGCAAGGATTGATACATCTGCTGATGATACGTTGATTGGATTGATGATTGAAACCGCACGTTTGTGGTGTGAGAATTACATTTCAAGGGATATTGTTGCGAAAAATAGAACGTATTATTTGGATTACACAACAACGGGGTTGATTGATATTCCTTTTGCTCCAGTGGCATCCATTGAATCAGTTACGATCAATGATGAAGCTGCAACGTACACAATACTCGGTTTGGATAGTGAAACCATTGAATTGGATGGAGGTGCTGCGGAAAAGGTGAAAATCACCTACATCACAAGTGGCATCAACAACGCATTAATGAAACAAGCAATGTTGCAAACAATTTCAACGTATTACGACAATCGTGCGGATTTCATTGAAGGATCAAGTGTGCATTTGATTCCAACGAGTGCTAAAACAATTCTTTCATCTTACAAATCAATGTTTGTGTAATGGATGCAGGGCGGTTAAATAAAAGGATCAAAATACTGCGATTGACTAAAACCGCAGATGGATTCGGTGGCTTTACAAGTTCCGAAACCATTGTGCATACCTTTTGGTGTGCATACAAGGAAAATTCAGGCGAAATAAGGCAGGAAAACGGAATCAGGGAGCAACGCACCTCAATTGAAATAATACTGCGGGAAAAGGCAGCAAATCAAATCCTTTTGAGTGATGTGTTGGAACTTGAATCATCGGGTGAAAAGTTTCGCATCAACGACAAGTTTGATTCCACGATTGATCAGTATACAACAATCAAAGCGGTTACGATATGAAAACGGGTGTGAAAATCAATCAAGCAGATTTGGCGAAGTTGAATAAAAAACTTGCGCAATTGCAAAAGTTCTCAAAACAAGAACTTTCAAATGAAATTGGAAGGGGTGCGCAAGAAATTGTTGGCAGGGCAATGCAATCCGCTCCTTATGACAATGGCGGTTTGCGCCAAAGCATTGATTCGGAGGCATCGGGAAAAGGTGTTGATATATTTGCCAATGCTGAATATGCGCCTTACGTTGAGTTTGGAACGGGATCAAAAGTGAGTTTAACGGATATGAAGGAACTTGGAATTCCTGATTCGTATGCAGCACAATTCAAAGGCAAAGGATTTGCGGGTAAAATTCCCGTTGAGGTTGAAAACAACAAATGGAGGATGGTGCAATTTCCAATCAACCTTTCACCACGACCATTTTTCTTTTCATCCGCAAGGGTTGGTTTCAACAATATGTTGAGGCGCATTGAAAAAAAACTTAAAAAATTAACATGAAAGATCCTATTCGATTTGTACGCAAAGCAATCATCACCGCTTTAAATGGCAATATCAGCTATGGCGGGAGCAATGTGCCAATTTATGGCAGAGTTCCATCAGATGCAACATATCCATTTGTACGGGTGTATTCCCTTTCATCGGGTGAAACAAATCAAAATCGTGATTCGTTTAATAGTGAGGTGATCACAAGGATTGAAGTGGTTACAAGATTTCAATCGGATAATGGTGGGGAACTGCAATGCAATGCAATCATTTCGGATTGTCTTGAATTATTGCGCACACGATCATCGGAATATTTTGATTTATCTGATGATGATTTCAATGTGTACACATCACAAAACGAGGGCATTCAGTATATTGAGCAAGATTTGAGTGATCACACATATTTTCGTGCAATTTTAGAACTATCAAACAAAATACAACAATTATAATTATGGCTAACGAATTAAAATTTTCACATATTTGGCAAAAAGCGAATTTAGGGCAATTCGGATGTAGAATTTTAGGAAATGGAGATTCATCTCCTTCTGGGGAGTATTATCACACAATCGGAGTTTTACATCTTGCTGATTTTACAGCTACAAATGCAACTCCTTCGGGAGATAGCTCAATTGATTTGGATAATGTTGTATCAACAAAAGAGATTCATGGACATTTCACAGATGTTTCATGCACACAGGGAAAAATTATTTGTTACTTAATATGAAGCATTTCAAAATAAGGGAATTTGATTCTCCTGATGAAGTTGGGAGCGGTGAACGTATGGATGCTGATGTGCTGCAAATGATTGATCAAGCACGTGAGTTGTTTGGCAAACCAATACGCATCAATTCGGGAGTGCGCACGATTGCTCATAATGATAAGGTTGGCGGATCAAAATCATCAAGCCATTTGAAAGGTTACGCAATTGATGTGAGTTGCGACAATTCAGCGGATCGATTCCGTTTGGTTGAAATTTTGATGCTTGTTGGTTTCAATAGGTTGGGGATTGCCAAAACGTTTATTCACGTTGATAATGATCCCGATAAAAGCAAAAACGTAATTTGGGTGTACTAATGAAAGGATTGATTGCAAAATTATTGGGTTTGAATGCGGATGGCAAATCATCATTGGGTGAATTTGCAAAGGATTTGCGTGAAGCAATCAAAGGCAAGGAAATTGATCCTGATAAAATGATGGAACTCGTGAAGGTACAAAGTGAAATCAACAAAATGGAGGCACAACATCGGAGCGTATTTGTTGCGGGTTGGCGACCATTCATTGGTTGGATTTGTGGGATTGCACTTGCATACAACTTCATCATTCGTGATGTGATTGCGTGGCTTTCGCCAAACATTATGCCTCCTGCAATTCAAATGGATCAACTCATCACAATCCTTTTGGGGATGCTTGGATTGGGAGGATTGCGTACCTTTGAAAAGATAAAAGATAAAACCAAATAAATGGGAGTAAAAGATACCGCAAATTTGGCAATGATTCCCGCAGCGTATGCGGAGGACAAAGTTTATTCCGTTTTGCCATCCGATGGTGATGGGGATTTCACATTCACACGAAGTGGATCAGGCACACGCATCAACAAGGGCGGATACATTGAAACAATGGCAGAAAACGTGCCTCGTTTGAATTATCGTTTGGATGCGGATGGAAACCCAACG